AACAAACAAACATTTTAAATCGTGAAAAATGCAAAAAAAATTCATTCAAGTGGATCAAAACGCCGTTTCTTCAACGTCGTATTTTAAAAACCTTTCAAAGATCCAACAACAAATCATTTTGAACCGTACAAACGTGAAACACATTGAAAACGGTGTCAATGTATCTTCAAACATTGGTTTTGACAATTGGGAAAGACAATGTCAATTCAGCAGTCACAACAAACAAATCGTAAAAGAAATTTTAAATTCAATTGTAATATGATCAAATTATCCAAACCGATCGTTTTTTTCGATCTTGAAACAACCGGTGTTTCAACCGGAACGGACAAAATTGTCCAAATAGCAATCACAAAAGTTTTCCCGGACGGACAAGTTGTCCACAAAGAAAGATTGATCAATCCCGGAAAACCAATCCCGCAAGAAGCAACCGACGTTCACGGTATTACGGACGAAATGGTCAAAGATGCGCCATTGTTCAAACAAGTTGCAAAAGCATTAAAACAAGAATTCGACGGTTGTGATCTTGGGGGATATAATTCCGACAACTTTGACATCCCAATGTTGTCCGCCGAATTTGAAAGATGTGAAATTTTATTCCCGGAAGAAGGAACCACACCTATCGATGTTTTGAAAATTGAAAGAATTGTCAATTCACACAAACTTGGTGAAACTTTCAAAAGATACACCGGACAAGATTTGGACAATGCACACAACGCAAGCGCGGACACGGACGCAACACGAATTGTTTTGGAACATCAGATCCCGAAACTTTTGGAAATTTTAAAACAAGAAAATGAAGATTTCGACGGCGTATTGACACCGGAAGTGATCGACAAGTTTTGTCAAGGCGAAAACGAACGTTTTGATTTTGCCGGGAAAACCTACATCAAAGACGGCGTCGTTTTTTGGTCGTTTGGTAAATGTAAAGACAAACCCGTTTTGGAAGATCGTGGATATTTGAATTGGGTTTTGGGACAAGATTTCCCGTTGGAAACAAAGAATAAATTAAAATCATTATTAACACAAAAATCAAATTAAGATGGCACAAGAACAAGAAAAATTCGAGTTGATGAAATTGGATCCAAACCAAGTTGTTGAATTGGATCAATGGGAAAGTAAATTGAAAACGTTGGTTGAAGAAAATCCCTTCATCGAAATCACCGACAAAAAATCATTTGATGAAGCGAAAAAAAGACGAACCGCGTTGAAGTCAGGTCGAACGGAAGTTCAAAAACAAGATGGATTGATCGCGACTTTTTTGAACAACTTCCGCAAGGCAACCAAAGGAAATTCCGAAAAATTGATTTCTATTGTTGAACCACACGAACAAAAGCAACAAGACGAAATCGATCGTTATCAAAAGATTTTGGATGATCAAAAAGCCGAACAAGATCGAATCGAAGAAGAACGCGTGAATGGGATCAAATCCGTGATCAATGAAACCGAAAAACAATTGCAATCAATTGTCGATCACGTTATCTTCCAAAACATTGAAGTCGCGAAAAAAGATTTCGACGAATATCCAAAAAAAGTTGTTGAAGGTTTCGACTTTCAAGAATTTAACTTCTTATTCGATGAAATGGTTGAAAGAATGAAAACAACGTTCGACAATCGCGTCAAAGAAGTCCAAGAAGAAGAACAAAAGCGATTGGAAGATTTGAAAAATTACGCCGAATCGAAATTGAACAAAATGTGTTTGGACGCACAAAATGCAATCGAACAATTCCAACCAAAAAATGAAGATGACAACTTGATCGAAACAATCGATGAAATCTTTGATCCATTGTCTTTTGATTTTGGTGAAATGTCAGATGAACACGCAAAACAAAAATCGATCTACATTCAAAAAGCATTGACAAGAATTGATCAATTGAATGAAATGGTGATCGCCGAACAAAGACAAAGGATCTTTGATGTTCGTGAAGGACTTTTGGACATTATCTTCCAAATGGATGTGGAAAATTTCACCGAAAAAACAAACTATGTGAAAGAAGCATTGGAACAAGATTGTTTGCCGGAAGTTCAACAAGAATTTGACAAGATGAAATCAATGGTTGAAAAATCATTGTCGCAAAAACTTGAAATTTTATCCAAGGAAATCGAAGCGAAAAAAGAAGCGGAAGCCAAAGAAGAAGAACGAATGGCGAAAGTGATGGACGAAAGAATCAAGATCATTGAAGGATTGGGAATGGTTGCGAATGAAGATGAAACCATTTGGACGGGATTTGGTTTGGAATTGTTTGTTGATAAAATTTACAATGAAGATTCAATCGATTCAATTGTCCAAGAAATAAACGATTACAAGTCAGAATCGGAAGCCGAACAAAAACGTCAAGAATTGATCCGTCAAGACAAAATCACAATGGTTGACGCGTTTGTTCAAATAAAAAATAAACTTTTTGAAACAACGGATCAAGACTTTGAAAACCAATCAACGTTTGTTTATTTTTCCCAATTAAGAAAACAAATGATCGAATTGTGTGATTCAAATATTGTTGAAATTAATAAATTCTAAAAATGGCAAAAGACAAATTCACGCGTGAATGGATCACGCAAAATTCGATCGAAATCATTTCAAGATATGAACCCGGAATGTTGACATTGCGTGGACTTCATTATCAATTGGTTTCAATAGGTATGACAAACACAATGCAACATTATAAACGCGTCGTTTCCGCGATGATCAAGGCGCGTTGGGATGGTGATGTTGACTTTGAAGCGTTCAGCGATCACGATCGCGAAATGATAGGTAAAACGGAATATTCAACAACCGATCTTGATTTTGAAATTGACTTTGGAAAAAGACAAGTCCAAGCGTGGATGAACAACTATTCAAAGAACCGTTGGGAAAATCAACCGGTTTATGTTGAAGTTTTCATCGAAAAAAAGGCGTTGCAAGGTGTTTTCGGGAAACCGTGCAAGGAAAACGATGTTGCGTTGGGCGCGTGCAAGGGTTATCCGTCATTGACTTTCCTTCACGATACATCCAAAAGATTTCAAGAAGCGATCGACAATGGCAAACGCCCGGTGATTTTGTATTTTGGTGATTACGATCCAAGCGGTGAAGATATTCCAAGAAGCATCAAAGAAAATTTATTCGATTTTGGTGTTGATGTTGAAATCCGACGAATTGCATTGATGGAACATCAAGTCTTGGAATGGAATTTGCCACCGGCACCGGTCAAGGTTGGCGATTCAAGAACGGCAAAATGGGACGGACTTGGACAAGTCGAATTGGACGCCGTGGCACCGGAAAAATTGATTGAATTGTGTCAATCCGCGATTGATGATTGTTTTGATGAAGATTTATTCGCGGAATTGATGGAAGAAGAAAAAACGGAACGATTGAAATATCGTTTGGAATTAAAAGATTTTGTGAACAACTTAAAAATTGAATAAAAATGGCAGTTACCGACACACACACAAAGTTGATGACTTATCAAGAAGTCAGATCAAAAACCGGCGTTGACTTAACGGAAGAACAATTGGTGATCATTGAAAACGTTTATATTTTGAACCGTAAAAACGCAATTTTCCAAGTTGGAATGTTTCGTTTTATCAATGTTTTTTTTGCCACGATCTTCATCATTGTTTTTTGGTTATTGAAAGGAACCGAATTTTCCGAATGGATGTTCGTTGGAATGATGATCGTTTTTTGGGTTTACAATTTGATCCATTGTTGGAACAATGTTGTTGACTACAAACGAACAAAGTTGGACACCTTCAAACTATTCACCGTTGGAAAACCTTGATTGGATTGAATCAACCGAATTTCCGGAAGTTTTAAACCCGGCAAACAACGGACTTTCGGTTGATGTTCTTGTTTATTGCAAGAAAACAGATGAACACACGATCGGTTGGTTTAACTTCAACACGATGACGTGGAATTTTCTTTGCCGGGAAAGTGTTGGAAAATTCAAATGGCGATATTTTCAAAACGACATTGACAAATGGAAATAAACGAAACGCAACGGATGCAAAACGTGATCGATGAAATCATAAGATTGGCGGAAAATCGTGGTTGGACATTCATTTCAAGAAACGATCCGTCAAATCTTGTTTCATTCCAAAAAGAATTCGACTATTCATCAAAACCCGTTCGTCTTGATGTTTATTGGAAAAAGGAATCATCGAAACGATTTTTAAATTTGACCATTGCCACGGCGATGGCACATCCGAAAAAAGGTAAAACACAATTGTTCCGGAAAGGTGTGAATAATTCCGGATTTTTGAAATTATTAAATGATCCACGCCAACACACCGGGCGCGGTTATTATCGTAAAAATGGAAAATAAATTTGAAAATAAAGATCGTCGCCGTTACTATGGTTTAAGAATTGGCGACACCGTTTCCGCAAAAGGCGTTGACGGGAAAGAATTAAAAAAAGGTGATGTGATCGATTGGGGTTTTATGGACAACAATTCCGTCATTTTAAAGTTTGAAGATGGAACGGAAACAAAATGGGTTGCGGAATGGTGCGAAATCATCACAAAGGTTGAAGATAAAAAACCGAAACGACCGGATCTTTCCTTCTTCACACAACATCAATTCAAAACGATTGATGAATTTGAAAGGTTTTGCGAAAATGCGACGGATGATCAAGCGCGACAAATTGAAAACGCAATTGTCAATCTTCCGGGATTGATCGCGATCGCGGAAATGTTTTTCGACGGACATCCGAACCCAAATTCGATTCCGTTTGATATTTGTTTAAAAACCTTAAATTCAATCGCAAATGAACGACGTGTGGATGATCAATCAAAGGATCAATAAATTGGTTCCAATCGCCAAAAAACAAATCGATGAAGGCGATTTCAGAAATGCACAAGAAACGACGGAAATCATACAAAGATTGACACAATGGCGTCGTGAAATTATGATCAAGAAAAATCAACAAAGATTGATCGAATCACAAGCCGGGTTGAATGATGCAGTCAAAAAAGTACAAAACGCGGTTATTGGCGCAACGTATGCGGTCAATAAATTTGTTGAAGGTGTTTCCGCGTTCGCCAATTGTTTAACGCCAAAAAATCAAATGTATGGCACAAGAAAATAAGAAGCCGGAAAAAAAAGACATCAAAGACGGTTTCATCATCAAAGCGGATTTCATTCGCGAAACAAAAGATTCGTTGTTTTTAGATTGTGAAGGCGATTTGGAATGGTTCCCGAAATCGGAAGTCAATTTCGATCGTGAAAAACAAGAATTGGAATGTCCGCGTTGGTTACTTCAAAAGAAATTCCCAAATGAAAAATTTTAAATGGAAGGATCTTTCGCTGGACGCAAAAGACGCGATCTTGAATTTGATCGTTTTCGTCTTGTCGATTGGTTTATTGTTAATCTTGAAAAAATATTTGTATGCACCCAATTAAATTTGAAGGCGCGAACATCGATTTGGCAAAGCCGGACGATATGACGGACGAACAATGTTTCAGTTTGCCCGCCGAAAAAAACATCGATTCACAAGGGTTTCCGTATTTCTTGACGGCGTGGATGCCGAACAAAGAAGATTTGGAAGCGTTAAACGCCGGACGACCGTTGTTTTTGAAAGTTATTGGACAAGGACATCCGCCGGTTGCATTGTTCACCGTGGATGATCAAGGTGAAGGAAATTTTTAATTTATGAAATTTTCAATCTTGATCCTTGGAATTGTTCTTTTGATCTTGGTGATCAAATATTGGACAAATGTTGTGAAGATTTGGAAATCGATCCGTTCGGTTTTCAAAGTTGAATTGCCAAAGTGTCACGTTTGCGGAAAGGACACCGAATTGGAATTCGTTTGTGAAATATGTGATCAATTTTATTGTGATGATTGTTCCGCGACATTCACCATTCACAATCAAATTGATTTTAATTGTTGCGAAATTTGCGAAAGTGATCGAAAAAATTATGAGTAAAAAGAAACGCCCGGTTCGCGTGACGTCAAAACGTTGGAACCAAAACAAACAAGAAGATTTGATCTTTGAAGGAATGTTTCATTGTTGGGGCAATGAAGCGGTTGACGGCGGTGATGCCGGATTTGGAAATTTCACCGTTGCCGTTGTTGAAGATCCGGACGGACAAGTCCACACCGTGAATCCAAATCACGTCAAGTTTTTGGACAAATAAAAACAATTTAAAATTTTAAAAATGGCGAAAGAAGGTCAAAAAAATGATGAAGCCGGGACACCGATGATCCCGGTTGATCCGCAAACAATTGAGGTTGCGAAATCAAAAAAAAGAATGGAAGCATTGACACGAAATGTTTTTGAATCGATCGGAAAAACGGCGGATGAAGTTGAAGGCGATTTCACGATTTACGAAATAATGGATGTTTTGTTGCGTGTTTCACATTCTTACAACAAACGATTTTTGGAAGATCAACACAAAAAGATCGAAAAAAATGAAGGTTAAAACGTATGTGATCACCGTGTCACAATTTTTCCCAACCGATCATCAAAAGAAGGGACAACCAACCGGTTTCGTTTCTTCAATTGGACACAAAGTGAAGATCCACACGATCCGTCAAAACTTTAAACTTTGGGAAAAACGAATTGAACAAGTGATGGAAGGAAACGCCGTTCTTTCCTTGCGGTTTTGGAGTGGGAAACCGTATCAATCGAAACAAGTTGAATTCTTTCGATTGACGAAATCCGACGGCGTTGGAATAGAAAAATTTCAAATGACAACGGAAGGTTTTTTGATCAACAACGTCGATCACAAAATCAAGTTTGAAACCTTGGCGAAAAACGACGGTTTGACATTTGAAGATTTCAAAGATTGGTTTAAAAAAGTGAAACCGAATTCCGAACCGATGGCGATCATTCATTTCACGAATTATCGATATTCAAACGAAATCGACGTGATCGATCCGGAAATCATAAAACATCAATAAGATGAAAAAGAACATTTATAATTGCCAAAAATGTGGCGGAAAGATCCACACCGGAAATCGTGATCAAGGCGTCACACCGATGATGATCGGTTGTCGAACGGATGGATGTGATGGATCCGCGATGTCGTCGATGTATATGGTTGACCAAAACATCGAACCGGAATTGATCTTCATCAAACCGAAAGATGAAAAAGAATGGAACGCAATTCGCGACCAAGGACGTCAAGACATTGTGAAGATGTTTCCCAACAAGAAGGAATCGAAAATCAACAAGATGTTGGATCGATTGATGAACGCGATTCGCGAACACGTTTCCAAAGGCGGAATCGTTGAATTGCCAAAAGATGTTGTGGCGGGATTGTAAATTCCTATATTTGCAAAAGCCATAATTTAAAACACCCGGATTCGATCCCGAAAGGACGTTTCCGGGTTTTTTTTATAAATTTGTCAAATAATCGTGGAAACAATGAGAAAAAAAACAATAAATATTCCGATCTATGGCGGAAAATTGACAATCGTGATCGACAAGGATTTGTCTTGGGTTGAAAAGAAATTCAAAACACCTTCACTTGAAAACTATGGCGCAATAACATTGAAAGATGAAACGCGTTATCGAAATTACGTTGTCGCCTTTGAATATTCAACCGGAAGCATCATCGCACACGAAACGGTTCATTTGGTGAATTATATTTTCAAGGATTGCGGAATTCACCTTGATCGTGAAAACGACGAACCGCAAGCGTATTTGACCGGATGGTTGTTTGAACAAATTGATGAATTTATAAATCCTAAAAATTGACACTATGGACATTTTATTGATCGACGAAAGAATTTCCAAAATGGAAACCGTCAAATCGAATTTATTGAAGCTAAAAAAAGAACATCGCCAAACCACATTGCAAGAAGTCAACGCGATCATTTCAAGATTGAAGAAATGGAAACAAGAATTGACAGAAAAAGCCAAAACGGAAGGCAAAAAGAACAAACGGGAATTGATTCCGGGATGATCCGGGAAAGGTTTTGAACAATGTCAAAATCGACGGGATCGAAACAAATTTGTTTTAATCGTTATAAATCAACAAGTTACGACAATAAAACGAAAGGCAAAATCGGGAAAATTGAACAACTTTAACAGATAACGAAAAAAAATCGTCAACTTTGTGTTCGTTTATCGATGAAAAAGCGCGCCCGCAAGACGTTTGAAATCAATCGTTTCCGGCGCGTTTACGATTAAAATATTAACATTCAAAAAGGGAAATTGAAATGGCAAAAAAACCAACATTGAAGAAATTCAAAGAAGCGGTCGAACAATACGGCGGATGTATTTCCGATATTGCCAAAGCGATGAAGGTGTCGCGCGGAACCGTTCACAATTGGATCAATGGTGATCCGGAATTCAAAAATGAAATCGAAAAAGGAAATGACGTTCTTTTGGATCTTGCAAAATCCGCGTTGAAATCGTTATTGGAAAACAAATCCGAACGCGCCGTTTTATACACATTGGATCGCCTTGGTCGCAAAGAAGGATTCGGACAATTTATCCAAATACAAGACAAATCGAAATTGGATGAACAATTGGATGAAATGTCAAATGATGAAATATTGGCGGAAATGGAACGATCACGTCAAAGAATAGCGAAAGCCAATGGAAAGGGATGATTTAATCGCCGAATATAAGAAGTTGAAAAAACTTCAATCGAAATTGGCAAAACGACATTTGTCACAATTCGCAACGTATGTGAACCCGGAAATCGAAATCCAATGGTTTCAAAAAATCGTTTATGATGTTTTGGATGAATGGATCGCCGGAAAGCGAAAGAAAGTCGCAATCTTTATGCCACCGCAACACGGGAAATCGTCGATGTCATCGATCAACACGCCCGCGAAAATCCTTGGAATGAATCCGAAAGCGAAAATCGTTGTTGCGTCTTATTCGGACAAGTTGGCGTCAAAGTTTAACCGTGGCGCGCAAGACATCATCGATTCGTATGAATTCAAATCCATTTATCCAAATGTCGTTCTTCCGGCAAAAGGTATTGAAACGACAAATGAATTGCGCAACAATACTTATTTCGAGATCGTAAAACACAAAGGATTTTTCAAAGCCGTTTCGATTGGCGGATCCTTGACCGGTGATCCGATTGACTTTGGAATCATCGATGATCCAATCAAAGATCGTAAACAAGCGAATTCAAAAACATACCGGGACAATTTGTGGGATTGGTACAACGACGTTTTCAAAACGCGTTTGCACAACGATTCAAGGCAATTGATGTTGTTCACCCGTTGGCACGAAGACGATTTGGCGGGACGATTATTCAATCCAAAATCGGAATTTTACGACGCGGATGAAGCGTCGGAATGGACGGTGATCATTTTCCAAGCATTGAAGGAAGAAAAATTGCCATTTGATCACGTCGCGATGAAATACGATGATCCACGTGAAATTGGTGACGCGTTGTGGGAACAAAAACATTCCAAGGAAAAACACGAAAAAACAAAAAAGACAAGTCCAACAACTTTCGCATCATTAAACCAACAACGACCGTCGCCGTCGAAAGGAAACAAATTGAAGCGCGAATGGTTCCAAGTGATCAAACCGTCGGAATTGCCATTCAATCCATTGGCGGTTCGGAAGGATTTTTGGATCGATGGCGCGTTCACCAAGGAATCGGAAAACGATGAATCCGCGCAAATGTCGTGTTCGTTTTATCGTGGGAATCTTTACATTTTCAACGTCACGGGCGTTCGGAAGGAATTGAAAGAATATTTGGATTTCGTCGTTCCTTGGTTACGTCAAAACGGTTACAAACCAACATCGTCGGTTTGGATCGAAATGAAGGCGTCCGGGTACGGATTTTATTCGATGTTGAAGTCACAAGAATATGGATCATTCAATTGTCGAAAGATCAATTCAAAGGTTGTTTCATACGGTAAATTGACAAGGGCGGAAGGCGTTCAACCAACGATGGGATCGATGAAAGTGTTTTTGGTTGCGGGCGGATGGAATGAAGCGTTCATCGATCAATGTTGTAATTTTCCGAATGACACACACGATGATATGTTGGATTTATTGTGTTATGCGATTTACGAATATTTCATCAACGACGACGATGTCGATGTTTCGTATAGTTAATAATTAAAATCAAGATAAAATGAAAAAACAAAAATTCGTTTATGAAGCGACCGTCTTGGAAGTCCACGACGGCGACACGATCAAAGTTGAAATCGATTTGGGATTCCAAATGAAGTTCACGGACAAAATTCGTTTTTACGGGATCAATGCACCGGAATTGAAGATCCGAAATGACAAAAACAAATTGGTCGAAAATCCGGAAGGAACCAAGACGTTGAATGTTGTGAAAGATTATTTGAAACCGGGAACGGTGATCGTGATCGAAACAATGAAAGACAAGAAAGAAAAATTCGGTCGATACCTTGCAAAAGTCCACGTGATCGCCAAAGATGGATCCCAATTTTGTTTGAATGAAATGTTGTTGGAAAACAAATTGGCGGTTCCGATGAAGTATTGATCAAAAAAAATCATTAAGTTTGTCACCTATTGTTTAACCATTTAAACTTTCACATTATGAAAAAAGTTTTGTTCACAATCGCAATTGCCGTGTCGATGTCGTTTGTTTGTTCCGGTTATTCGGAAACCAACGCACCGATCAAAGATCAAAAAAAAACATTCGTCCACGCGACAAATTTTCCCTAAACGGTACAACGACGCCGTTGTCGTTGAATTCAATCAATACATTGTCGATGACTTTGAATTGGTATTGATCCCGAAACCGGGTTTCAAATCAACGATGATCAAAAGATCGATCGAAAGAAAATCAAAAACACCAATTCCGGGACTTTAAATCCTTGAATAAACATCAAAAGAAACCACGTCATTGGCGTGGTTTTTCTATTTTTGGAAAAAACAAATTTTTTTGTTATAAATTTGCAAAGACTTCAAAGGGAAAGCGGTCGCGTTTTTTATAAAATCATTTATTAATTTTTAAATTTTTAGACTATGGATTGTAATTGTCCGGCACCGTCAGCATTGACGGAAATCACGAATGAAAATTGCGGTTTGGATTTGAAGCAAATTCAAAGAATCGCAATTCAAAGACGTCAAGGTTATGGCGTATTTACGCCCGCAACGATCTTGACTTTGTCAGCGTGGCAAGGTTTGATCACCGCGTCCGATGACACAAAAATTGTATTGACACCGATGATTGGCGGTGATCCGGTTATTGAAGCCGGTGAAGCGATCACAAATGGCGGTGGCGACAACTCGACATTGAACGGCGTTGAAGAAGTTGAAGGCGTGAACCCTTCCGCGTTTTCTTGTATGTTCAAATCACTTTCGCCAAAAGTTGAAGCACAAATCAAAAAATTGATGTGTGAAAAAAACTTGATGGTTTATTTCTTTTTACAAGGCGGACGCGTTGCGTGTTGGGCGGATGACATTAACGCATTGCCAACGGCACAACAATTGCGTGGAATTGACATCCAATCATTTTTCCTTTCGGATCGTAACAATGCCGGATATGGAACAAAAGACACCAACACAATGTCTTTTGCGATCGTTGAAGGTTGGTCGGAAAAATTGGTTGTTTTCAAACCGGATTTCAACCCGTTTACGGACATTTAATTTGACACACGATGAAAGATCAAAAAGTCAAATTAAAAGCCAAAGACGTGAAGGATGCGAAACCAAAGGAATTCGCAATCGATCACGCAAACAAGTTGTTGAAATTATCGAACACACAATGGGAATTGGCGGACGACAAGTTCGTTTGGAACGGAACGGAAATCGCAAAAAAGTAAAACAATGATATTGAACGAAACCACGGCGATGGATGTCGCAAAGAATCCAAGGTCAAAACAACAAATTGAAAGCGCAAAGGAACAAGAATCCCAATTGCGTGTTTTCACGGAAGAAATGTCGGAAGCCGAATTGAAATCGGAAAGATATTGGAACACCTTATTGGACAAGATGAAGAAGCGTTCCGACAAGAAGTTCGATCGTGTGATCCAATTCGCGCGTTTTCCATTGCCGGTCGTTCAATTGTGTGATTCAGTATTGAACGACTTTTTCAAAGTGTTTGAAGGCAAAAACCGATATTTCAACACGGAAGGTGATCGCGACATTCAACGATTGAAAGATTGGGTGAAGCAAACGGAACCGGCGGAATGGATCGAAAGACACGCCCGCAAGGTTTTCAAAAACAAACCGAATTCATTCGTTGTTGTTGATCGTGACGCAAACGGAAATCCATATTTGATTTTTATCGATTCGTCAAGATTAATTGACGCGCAATTCAAAGATGATGAAGGCAATTTGGAATATATTTGTTTCATTCATAGCCAACAAAATCACCCAACAAAAGCAAACGTCATCACGACGTTTTTTTCCGTTTATGACGAACAAACCTTTTATGTGTTTTCAAAGGATTCAGATTCCGACACAATGATCAATGTCACCAAAGTTGATCACGGCGTTGGATATTGCCCGGCGAAATCATTCATCAAGACGCCAACCAATTCAAAAAACAAATTCAAAAGACGCGTCGCGTTTTCTTCCGCATTATCAAAATTGGAAGATTGGACGATCTTTGATATTTTCCGAAATTATGTTGATCATTACGCGCCTTTCCCGGTAACGGAAGCACCAAAAAGAAAATGTCCAAATCCGGATTGTTCGGATGGGAAAGTTTCGGAAGTAATTTCAACGGATCCCGCAACCGGTGCCGAAAAAATAATTTGGAAAGATTGTGAAGCGTGTGGCGGATCGGACAACGGTCAACACATTTATCCGGGAACACACATTGGGATCAAGGTTTCGTCCGATCCAAGCGTGAAGGATGGATCGGGATTGTTCCGAATGATCTTTCCGGAAACGGACAAATTGAAATACATCCCGGAAAAACTTGATGACATTGAATTGGAAATTCGTTTCAAAACGGTCGGAGTTCACAACGTTTCAAATGAAGCGTTTAACGAATTGCAAGTGAAAGGATCTTTCGCATCGATGGAAACAATCTTGTTGCGTACAAAAGACGAATTGGATTGTCTTTATAAATGGATCGTTAAAACCGCCGGTCGTTTGATTTATACAAATCTTTCAACCGATACGGACGCGAATTTTGGGACGGAATTTTATTTGATTTCGGAAGAAGATTTGCAAAAACGATTTGAAACCGCAAAAAAAATCGGATTGCCGGTTGAAGAACAATTCAATTTATATCGTCAATTGATTGAAACAAAATACAAAGGGAATTCAAACAAGAAACAACGCGCATTGATGTTGTTGGACTTGGATCCGTTTCCAATGCAATCGATCGATGAATGTATCAAATTGAAGAACGAAACGGTGTTGGATGACTTCCAAATGTCATTGAAAGTGAATTTTATGAAATTTATTTCTAAATTTGAAGCGGAAAACACAATCATCACCGAATTCGGAAAAAATCTTGAATATTGGCAAAGAATTGAAGCGATCCAAAAAACATTGGAAACATACAACCAAGAAATATTGGATCAAAAGAAATCACGAATTGAAAAAACGGGCGCGGGTTCCCAATAAAAACCCTTTAAATTAGTAATAACTTTATTTTTAAAGAAATGACAAAGATCAAAGCAAACAGACACCAACAAGCGGTGTTGGAAGTTGAAAAACTCGACAAAGAGTTGGTCGGGAAAATCAATGAAGAAATCAACCACGATGATCGCAACCATTATCACGTTGCGTTGGTTAGAATCACCGATCGTCCGGGTGAAGCGAAAAACAATGTTTCAATTGTTGTTCAACAATTCAACGAACCGGGATTCAAGAAAATCGAAAAGAATTTTAAATTTTTGGGATGGAACAAAATGATCGTTGTTCACGATCCGAAACAAAACCCAAAAGAAGAAGCACCGATCGCACCGGCACAAACACCGGCACCGACAACAAACGCCGGAACGGGAATGACGGCGGAAGAAATGGAAGCGGAAATCGAAAGACGCGCACAAGAAAAAGCAAATCAATTGATCGAAGCATCAAAGAACGCGGATGATTCAGCAAACGCCGGAACGGGAACGGATGAAGGGAACAAAATTCCGGATCCATTTGAAAATGGTGACACCGTGAAAGCAATGAAGGAATTCGCCGAAAAACACAACATCGATTTGTCGGGACTTAAATTGCAAGGCGAAATCAAAGCAACTTTGTTGACTTGGTACAACGAACAAATCAAAGCATAAAACAAACTTTTTTTATTAATCCATAAAACGGGAAAAAATGGAAATTACACAAGAACAAATCATTGAAGCGATCCAAAAAAATCCGGGTTTAATTCCGGGAATATTGCCAACCGTTACCGATTCGGAAGTTGGGAAAAAATTGATCGAAAACAAAGCCGAATTAATCTACAAAGAAAAAATCGGTGAAGAAGTCAAAAAGATTCATCAACAATACGATGACGACATTCACGCCATTTTGGGCGAACGTGCCGGAACCGGTGATGACGGGCAAAAACAAAAGACATACGAATTCGCAAAAAAACTTTATGGTGAATTAAAAGAATTGCGAGGTCAAAAAGATTCGTTGTCGAAGGATGCGCGCGTGAAGGAATTGGAAACGCAAATCGAAAAATTAAAAACGGAAGGTGGCGGAAAGCACATCCAAGAAGTTTTCGACCAAGCGAAACAAGCGTGGGAAACTGAAAAACAAGGTTATTTGAAACAAATCACGGACACCAAAACGGAAAATGAAGTTTTCCAAAAAAGAACCGAAATCAAATCCGCGGTTGCCAAATTGAAATTCAATCCGGACACACCGGAATCAATCAAAAATATGGTGATTGCAAATGTTGAAGATCAATTGATCAAGACATCAAAAATTGAAAACGGAAAATTGGTGTTTGTTGACGGTGAAGGGAAACCGGTGATTGATCAAACAACCTATCAACCAAAAGACGCGTTCGGAATGATTTCAACATTGGACGCGATCAAAGACATCACATTGAAAGAAGAAAAAGGCGGTGGCGGTGCAAAAACAGAAATTCACGGATCAATCCAAACAACAAAGGTCGAAGGGAAAGACGAAAAAAAATTGATCTTACCGGAAGGATCTTTCAAATCGAAAATGGAATTTATCAACGTTGCGGAAAAAGCGTTGTTGGATTCCGGGATCACAAGAAAGGATCCGGCGTGGGATCAGTTAAAAACGGAAGCGTACAAAGAATACAAAGTTTCTGAATTGCCGGCGCAATAATTATTGTTTAATTTTTAAATTTTTAAAACTATGTCATTAGTAAAAACGTATTTACAAGACATCCGCGCGAATTACCCTTCAAACCTTGACCGCGACGAATTAAGACAAACGCAAACGGGATTGGTGACGGCGGTTCTTGCGATGACAAATTCCGCAAGTTCAATCGTTTCGCCGGATTTAATCGCGCAAGCGGAAACAAGCCAAGGTCGAAACCTTGACGTTCCCGTTATGACGAAAGGAAACATCACAATCAAAAACGTTCGTTCGTGTACGATTGGCGGTGATCAAAGCGAATCGGATTTGGTTCGTTTGGTTTGGAAAACGGTTGTTGCCGACATCCTTATGGTGCCGTCACAATACGAGAAAAACCAAATCAAATATCAATTTGATTTGAACAAGAAGATCAAAGAAACCGTGGAAGCGTTTTTGGTTGAAATCGAAAACGACTTGGACACGGCGTTCGACGCGAACAAATCGCAAGTTTACGGATCTTCAATTGTTGGGACGAAATATCCATTGGTCGGATCCGCGATTCGTGTTGCGCCGGCAAATCTTGATTTCTTCTTCAACGATTTGGAAGCGATCAACTTTGCGGATGATTTCAATGATCCAACGATCCGCGTGATCGCGAATCATACGGTGATGCCAACGGTGACGAAATACATCAATCAAGGTGCCGGAAACAATCAAAATTTACAATTCCAATTCGCCGGGAAAAACTTCACGTTTTCCAATAGAATTTCAAACGGTGCCGGAGTTTTGGCAACGGGTTATTTTATGCCGGACGGATCGGTTGGAATGTTGACACGTGTTGACGTGGACGCAAGATTGGGACACAAAGCATCGGACGGAACGGAATGGATGGAAGAAACGTTGCCGGGACTTCCTTTCCCGGTTGGGATCCAATACAAGTCAAAATGTGACGACAAATCCGCGTTGGAAGTTGCCGGACTTGCACATTTGACCGCGACAATGGTTGAACATTGGCAAATTTCATTTGACTTTGCGATCATTACGCCGTACAATTCCGATTTGGCGACGAAAGCAAATTCAATCCGCAAATTTGAGTTCATCCCGTAATTAGGATAACAGATCCACAAACTAAAATCAACGCCATTTTGATTCCGATTGCGGGGTTGAAATGGCGTTTTTTAATAACATTTAAAAATCAATTTTATGTTCAAATCAAACATCGTTGTTCCGGCTTACAAAAATTTATTGGGTTGGCGACAATTTCACGACAATTCAATTCAGATCGCGAACGGATTGACAACCACGGAAACGGGTGAATATTATCAACAAAAACATCCCGCGTTGCAATTGGACATCATTCAAACTTTGATTTCGCCGAATCTTCCGTTGGACACGTATTTGGAAAACACCGTGACGGATGCAACAAATGAAATTTTCAATGATCTTTTACAATACCGACAATTGAACCAATATGGAAAAACTTTGTTGGAAACATCGGTTTTATTGAATCGTTACGGTTGGACACAAGACACGATCACAAATCAAGGTCGTTTCGTTGGGATGCAAATCCGAACACAAGATTTGACCGGTTTAAAAGCGATCATCAATGAAATCGGTTTGCAATTTTCCGGTGAAGAAACATTCAATCTTTATTTGTTCCATTCATCAAAGTCCGATCCATTGCAAGTTGTTGAAGTAACGACAAACGGAAACGCGAATTGGAATTGGAAGAAGATCGATTGGGAATTGTCATCATTCAGTCCGGAACAATTTTATGGTGGCGTTTTTGTCGTTGGTTACTATCAAGACGACATCACATCAAACGCGATCAATTACACCAATTTCAATTGGGATTCGGGCGTTTGTGGCGGATGCAATGATCCACACATTTCCGTTTGGCGATCAATACGAAAAAATTTCCACGTTTATCCATTGTACGTTCCGGCGGGATCATTCGGTGATGTTGGAAAAATGTTCGATCTTGAAAAGGCGATTTATTCAAACAATCAATCGTTCGGAATGAATTTCAAATTCACCGTTCAATGTGATTTGACAAACTTTTTTGTTCAAAACAAATTTGTTTTCAAAAACTTGTTGGCGTTGAAAGTGGTTCACAAGATCTTGAATGATATGAAGTTCAGTCAACAAATAAACGCGATTGAAGAAAACATCAAAATGATGATCATTCGCGATTTGGAAGGTGACATCGAAACCAAATTGACAAACATTCCGTCGCAATACAACAAAGAATTGAAGGCGGTTTCATTTAATATTTCCGGGATCAATTCAAAATGTCTTGGATGTGAAGATCAAAACACGTCACCGACTTATGGTGTTGTTTAATTATGGGAGTTTTTGACCGACAAATAAATTTCATCAACGAATTTGAATCGCAATTGTTCAAGGAATTGGAAATTGCGATTCGATCGTTTGATTTTGTCTTGAAAGATTACATCGTCAACAAACAATTGTTTCGTGAAGGTATTGACGGGAAAGGTGAAAAATTGCCCGGCTATAAAAGAACCACGATTCGTTTGAAGATCGCCAAAGGTGATCCGGCGGATCGAACAACATTGCGCGATGAAGGTGATTTCCATTCACAAATTCAGATCGACGCGTTCAATGATCGATTTGAAGTTTCATCAAATGTGAATTATGACAAATTTATTTTGAAGCGTTACGGGAAAGACGTGTTGCGGATCACGGATGAAAACTTCCGGGAGTTTATGAAAAATTACTATTTACCAAAATTGAAAGAATATGTCAATAACAAATTTGCAAAATAAACCGATCGTGATCGGATCACCGGTTGAAATTGAATTCGCCGTGAATGAAATCCGAAAACAATTGATGAATCTTCCGTGGATCGATCGTCCATATTTCATCGCACAAAGATTCACACGTGATGTGAATGGAAAAAAATTTCTTTATCCGGAAACATACGCGCCCGAAAAACCCGGTTCAAGAAATTATCAAAGATTGACGCCGGACAATGATTTCAAAGGAATGTTCTTTTTTTGGGTTGGATCATCACAAAATGAATTTGAAGCAAACACAAGAAATTTCATCAAATATCCGGTTTCAATTATTTTTTCGGTCAACTTGGAATTGATTGACAAACCGAAATTGGAAAACGGATTGTTCACACAAGAATTGATCCGGGACGCGCGTCGAATGTTGACCACGACAATGGCGATTCACGATTTCCAATATACGATCAAAAGTGAAACACGTGATTTGCGTGAAGTTTACCGGGAATTTGTCTTGGACGACTTGGAATCCTACAACCGCGCACCAATGCAATGTTTCCGATTTGATCTTGACGTTAATGTTCAAGAAGATTGCTAATTTTACAAAAAATAAAAATTATGATACAATCAATTTTCGTCGTTCTTGGACTTGTTTATTTCCTTGACGCATTATTCGACAAATGGGGTGTTTATGAAATGATCGCCCAATATGGATCAAAAGCGAAACGCAAATTCATTTATGATTTGTGTTTTTGTCGTTTTTGCCAATTATTTCACATCGGATCGTTCATCACAATTGTATATGGCGTGTTTTCCGCGTTTTCTTTCGATTTGGTGATCGTTCCGTTCGTTGTTAGTGGTTTAACCCGTTTAATAGAAAAAAAATGATTTATAAGCACGGAAAACACGAAATCGAAATTTTCGATTCAATTCACAATCTTCCAATTTTAAGATTTCAACGTTTCAACAAATATCAAATGATCGCGTCGGAAGTTGGAAACACGTTCGCCGATTACGATCAAAGAACATTGAAGGCGTTGCAATTTCTTCAAAAAGGGATGAAGGATGAAGCGATTCAAGAATTGGAAAACAGACGTCAAACCGTTTTCAATGCCTTCAACGAATTCACGCCCGTGGGAAAATCTTTCGCCGTTTTGGTCAAACGAATTGACAATGTGGTTTATGATACATTTTCGCCGGATGATCTTGATCGTTGTTTGTTGCATTTGGAAAAAATTGGTTTAGGGACAAAAGAAGCAATCGAAACGTTGCAAGAAGTAAAAAAAAAAATCGAAACCGAATTGGTTGTTTATTATCCGGAATTTTTTCCAAAAAACGGAAATAAAGAACAAACGGCGTTGCGTGTCCGACGTGTGAATTTGATTTTGGATTCCATTATAAATCAACAAATTGAAGAAGATCAAATCTTCAACGTCGAAAAAGAAATTTTGGAAACCGACAAACCGAATGTTTGGAACGTTTGGAAAAAAGGAAATATGGAACGCGTGTTGGAAGTTGAATTCCACAAATTCGCGATTTCAGTTGTCGAAAAATCAAAACAACCATTGGACACGTTGACAACGTTCACGTTTTACGCGACGGTTGAACATTTAAAAGAAGTTTACAAACCAAAAAAAGGTCATTAAAAAATGGAAAATGTAATTTTTAAATATTCGGATTTCTTCCAAGACGATGGCGGGTTCGACAAAATCCGAAGTGATTTTGACAAACTTGGTGACGACTTGGTGAAGAAAGCCAAGGAAATAAAAAACAACGTGAAGTTGTTCGACATTGAAGATGTTGAAGCGGTCAAGGATTTTGAAACCGAAACGGAAGCGTTGATGAAGATGTTCAAAAAATACGGTGACGCAAAAGATGAAGTCGCAAAGATCGAAAAAGCGTATTTGGATTTGAAGAAAAAAGAAAGCCAAAGCAATGACGAACAAATCGATCAATTGGTTTCATTAGACAAACAATTGCAAAAGTACCGGGATGATTTGGCGGAAATAACAACGTTGTCAAAATTGGGAATCAAAACCGATCGTGATTTGAACAAAGAACGTGTGGAAGCCGAATTGAACATCAAGAAGGTAAACAAGGAAATTCAAAAGCAACAACAAGAAATCATCAAATCAACCGAATTGTCCAAGAAGGAACAAAAGTTGTTGCAAGCGAAAATCACTTTGGAAAAAACGGAAATCAAAACATTGGATGATGTCCGCGAAAGAATGTCCGCGTTGCGTGTTGTTGTTCAATCGATGGACTATCGTGAACAAGCGGATGAAATTCGAGCGTACAACGACGAAATAAATCAATTGACGGAAGTTCTTTCGGAAAACTCGGACAAGTTTATCCAATCAAAAATCAATGTCGGAAACTATGAAGAAAGCATCGTCAACGCATTGAAAGGAACACAATTTTTCCGTGGTGAATTGGGCGCGTTGAATGGTATCGTTGAAAACTTGATCGGGACATTGTGGGCGTCAACGAAAGCAACGGAAGCAAACACGGAAGCCACGGAAGCGAACACCGTTGCGACCACAAGAATGGGAAAAGCGATCAAAGCATTGAACACCGTTGCAAAGGCAACCGGGATTTTGTTATTGATCACCGCGATTGCGTCTTTGGCTTCCGTATTTGCACAAGGTCGCGCCGGTGTTATTGCGACCGAACGGGCGATGGCGCGTTTTTCAGTTGTGGCAAAAGTGGCGATCAATTTGTTGGCGGAAGTTGGCAAAGGGATTTTTTACATTTTTATGGGAATTGGAACGTCAATCGGAAATATGTTCGACAATATGAAATTGTTTGCGATGGAAACCAAATTGGTGTTTCAAGAATTGACCGGTTTTTCATCAAGTGCAAAAAAAGAAATCGACCAAACCAAACAAGAAATCGCCAATTTGAAAAAAGAATTGGCGTCGAAAAAAGAAAGTGACAATTACGCGAAAGGTTGGGACAAGATCAAAACCGCGTTTGGATCATTCCGTGAACAATATGAAAACGGGATGAAGGCAATCAAGACGGCGGACAAAGGAATCATCGAAGCGTTCAAAATTGGCGATCGTATCAAACAAGCCGAATTGAATTTGATCGGTTTACGAAAACAAGTTCGTTTGTTGGAAATTGCGTCGGAAGATTCCACAAGATCTTTGACGTCACAATTAGAATCAACCGATATGTTGTTGAATAAACGATTGAAGTTGTTGCGTGAAGAAGCAAACATCGAAAGGTTGAATTTGAAAATGGCAAACGCGAAAGCGCGTGTCGATGCCGAAATCGCCGGTTATCGTCTTTCACAAGATGATGTCCAATTTGCAAAAGAATTATTGGCGTTGAATCAATCATTGGATCCAACAAACAATCCATTGGATGACGCATTGTTGGAAGAAAGTGTGAACGCCTTGAAAAAGTATTTGGAAGCGTTAAACGAAATCGACATTGCACAAGCCGAAAACGCAAAACAAAGACGTGAAATTCAACGTGATTTGTTTGAACAAAATTTGGATTTATTGATCGACTTAATTGACACCGAAAAGAATTTGTCGGAACAATATGTGAATGACATTTCAAAGTCATTTGAAAATCGCGTCAATGAATTCAATCGTTTTTTAATGGTTTTCAGATCCAACGCGCAAAAGGTTTTGAACGAATTCACCAAAGAAGCCAAAGCGATGGACTTGAATTTGGATTTTCAAATTCAATTTGATGACAATGGTGATTTTGAAATATTCATCAACGATCAAAAATTGGCGGTTGACAACATTGTTGAATTGAACAAACAATTGCAGTCAACCGGGATGAATGAAATTGAAATCAACCGTTTTCGTGAATTCATTGTTGAAACAAGAAATGGTGTTCGTGACTTCCGGGATTTGAACAAAGAATTGAAATTGGTTGGAATCAATGTTCGTGAATTGAAAGCGAATTTGGAAGTGACACAAGACGAATTGAAATCCCTTGATGAATTACAAGCCAAGATCGATCAATTAAAAGATCGCGAAATGAAGGCGATGACAACCAAGGAAAGAAACGCGATCACCGGTGAAATTGAAAAACTTGAAAAAGAAAAAACACACATTGCGGAATTGGGTGAAATCTTCCGAAAACAAAATCGAAAAAAGGCGATCGATGAAGAATTGAAATTGGTTGAAGAAGGTTCGCAAAGGTATTATGAATTAATGCAAGAACGTTTGGACATCGACAAGGAATTGCAAAATGAAGGATTGGACAAGGCGTTGGAAAGAACCAAAGAAGCAAACCAAAAAGCGTTGGACGAATACAAGAAATGGGCGGATGAAGTTCGCGCCATTCTTGACGCAATATTGGACAAAGTAATTGAAGTAAATCAAAAACGTGTTGAATCCGCCCAACAACAAGTTGAAAAACAAGGTCAATTGGTTGACGAACAAAAGCGTCGCGCCGAACAAGGATTGACGAACACATTGGCGTTTGAACAACGCGAATTGGGAAAACGTGAAGCCGAATTGATCAAAAGACAAAAACGTCAAGAACGATTGGAAAAAATAAAGGCGTTATATTCAAGTTATAACAATTACGCGTCACAAGGCGATCAAAATCCAATTTTAAAAGCGTTGCGCGATTTTGCAATTTTGGAAGCGATTTCCGCGTCTTTCGGTGACGGTGGAATCGTTGAAGATAGATTGCCAAGTGACGGAATTTTCCGTGGTCAATCACACAATGGAAACCGTGGTGGGATCCCGATTTTGGTTGAAGGTCGTGAAGGTATTTTCAGCGCGCAAGAAATGGAAAATCTTGGAAAAGATAATTTCTATAAATTGAAAGACTTGGCGTCGATGGGAAAAATGGATTCAAACTTTTTTTCAAAACAAAGAAAACAATTTGTTCAAACGGTTGTTGCGCCGGCGGTTGATCCAACATTGGTTCGTGAAATGCGTGAAGTGAAAAAAGCCATTGAATCAAAACCGGTTCAAAGTTGGGATGTTGCAAAAGTTGCCAACGGCGTGATGGATCTTGTTGAAGAAACCGTGGTCAAAAATGGCAAAAAAAGAAATCATCATATAATTAAAAAACCTCGATTGTAATGGCGGAAATAAGACACTACATAAACGGACAAGACTTTGGCGAACCAAGGAATTGGCAAGATCTTGAAATCACCGTTGATTGGTTAAACAAAAAAGAATCCGGCACGATTAACGTGTCGGATTTGGAGTTTGTAAAAGAAGCAAACGAATATTTGCAACAAAGGATCTTGAATGGACTTTCCGGCGGTGTTGGTATTTTTGAGGGCGAACCGTATGAAATCCGCGTTGGTGATCAGTCAAACCCGGAATTTAAGTTTGAAGGATTTTTGGATTTCACTTCATCAATGACGGTGATTGGCGGTGAAGAAATCGTGGTCGCCTTAAAAAAGAAACACGGTGAAGATTGGTTGAATGATGTTGCGGACGGTTTTTCGTTTGCTTATTTGTACGACCAAGGAATCATCACGGACGGTGATTTTGTCCGTGTTCCTTATGTCATCAACTATATTCCGGACGGGATGCAATTGATTGTTTTGTCGATGTCAATTTTTATGATGACAAAAGAATTGATCGAAAACATTCAAAAACTTTCGGAAACAATCGCGGACATCACCGACGCATCAACACCGGTGATCGGTGTTTCGGTTGGACTTGGTGCCGGCGTTGTTACGGCGTGGGATCTTGGAAATTGGATTTTGGTTGGTTTGAAAACTTTGGCGCGTTTGATTTACATCATCGCCGTGACGATTGCGATCATAAAATTGGTTGAACAAATCTTTGAACAACTATTGCCAAAAAAACGCGATCACCTTGGAATGACGTTTCGTCGTATGTTTGAAAAAGCGTGTCAAAATCTTGGATTGGGATTCCAATCATCGATCGCGGAATTGGATTTGGTTCACATTCCAAGGAAAGATCGGAAAGGTGGCGAAAGTGGCGAAAGGGGTTTCCCTTCAAATTCGGAACCGATTTATTTGTTTGGCGATTTGATCCGAATTTCAAAAGAAATGTTCAACGCGGATTTCCGAATTGTCAATGGCGTGTTTTACTTTGAAAGAAAGGACAATTTTGTTTTTCCTTCTTCTTATGTTGTGCCGTCTTTTTTCAATGATCAAGAACGAATATTGGATCGCGTAAAATTCAACACGGATGAAATTGTTTCAAATTACAACATTTATTGGGCGTTAGACATCCAAGATCAAAACACATTGGACATCGTTGACGGACGTGTTTTCCAAGCCGTAACAAGTCCAAACATTGTAAACAACCAAGAATTCGTGATCATCAAGAATTTGGCGGAAATCGCAATTCCATTTTCACTTGGAAGGGAAAAAAGAGAATTGACGGCGGTTGAAACTATCGCAAAATCACTTGGACAATTGGTCGATAATTTGACCGGGATTTTTGGTGGCGGAACAAACTTTGCGTCACAAATCGAAAATCGAATTGGATCATTGTTGTTGTCGTCGCATTTCTTAACTTCCGGAAAGGTTGTGAAAATGTCCGGATCGAAATTGTCGAACAACCAACGACAAGAATTGGACGCAAAGATCTTGTGGGACAAATTTCATTTCATAAATTCGTTTGCGGAATATCAAGGACACCACAATCAATTTTGGCGTTTTGAAGGTCAAAGGGTTCCAATGACAATTCAAGAATTCGCGACACTATCGGAAAACAATGTCGCGGTTGATGATCAAGGGAATGAAGTTGAAATCGAAAAGATCATTTATTCGCCATTCAAAACAACGGCGGTGATTGATTATCGTGTCAAGAAAAAATATACAAACAATTTAAAAGTCGAATTTTTGTAATATGGAAAACATTATCAAAGAACAATTGCGATTGGCAAACAATGCAGTTGAAGAAATGAAAAAACAAAACAATTTGTTTGAAACAATGATCAAACAAACTTTGCAAGGCGCGCCGGAAGAAGATAAAAAAGCGGTTCAAAAATTTCAATTAATGACGCAAAAGGCGTTGAAACTTGCACAAGAAGGAAAAATCACGGAAGCCGAAAACATTATAAAACAATTTAAAAATGGGGGTTAAAGTAGTAAACCGCGAATATTCAGAAATTTACACCAACGGAACAACGGATTGGTTGTTGGGAAATGTTGGTGAATGGCAAAAACTGAATTTGCGCGTTGAAGTCGGAATCGAATTCATCGCGACACAACAAAAGCCAATTGAAATTGATTACATAAACAACGCGTTCATTTTGTCGAATGGTGACAATTGGGGTGATCACGGTTTTGATACCGGGATGACGGTGACTTTCAGATATAAGAAAAGCACGGACACGAACAATGACGGAACGCCGGATCAAGAAGTGACGATCGCGAATGATTACACAATTTCAAATATTTATGGATCGACAATGGAAGTTGAAGAAACGATCACGGCGGAAGGATTTGACAGCATCCCGACAAATTTTGGAAATCGAAAGATCACGGAAGTCATTTTCTTTGTGAATAAAGAAACGGAAGGTTGTCGATTTCAAATTGCGCACGTGACAAATGATCAAGTTGAATCGGGACAAATGACATCGTTGATCGATGGAACAACAACCGAATTTCAATTTCCGGGATTGAATTCACTTCCGCCGGGAAATTTTGGAACAATGGAACCAATTGGACTTCAATCCGGGATGTCAGTCCGAACGGCAAAAGTGAAACAAATTCCAAACACCGAAAATGTTTTGACGTCGTTCAACATTGGGACAACGGGTGTTCTTCCGTTAATCATCCAAGACCAACCGTTCACATCGCAAATGAATTATGATTCAATTCGATGTTTTCCAATGGCGATCCAAACACCGGTTCCAAATTATCAATCGGTTTCAAATTCAAATCTTCTTCCGCAATCAAATTCCGGAAGTGGCGCGCTTCAATCCGGGGCGAATCCAAACCAAGCGTTTTTGTTTAACGCGTCCGGATCTTACAATCAACAAGTTTATGTGAATTTATCATTTAAGATCACAAGCGTAAATGGTAACATTCAAAACGCAAATGGTGTTCGTGTGATGATCGCAAGATATACCAACGGATCTTCAATGACATTTGTTCAACAATATGAATTGCAAAGGTTTGAAAACGTTGGATCTTTATTGAATAAGAATTTGAACGTGAACGGGATTTGGAACATTGGTGTCAATTCGACGGATTCATTGGTTTTGTTGGTTGAATTTTATCACAACAATCCACAAAACAACCAAACAAAATCGGTTGGTGTTGTGATCAATGGCGGATCGGTTTTCCTATCGGATCCAAATGAACAACTTCCGGATTTTTACAAAAGACTTTATGAATTTGAAATTGAATATATGATTTCGACAATGTTTGAAGATCTTTCCAATTTTGAAAATATGGAAATGCCTTCATTCTTGACCGGTGATGGATCAATCACGGACAATTTCAAAATCAAGTTTTACCCGGAATGGAACAATCCAAACGTCAAGATCGAAAATGATATGAAGCAAACGGAAAGATTGGGAAACACCGGTTGGTTCAATGAAAATTTCAATCAATTGCCAAATGATTTTTCGATTGATTCGGTCGAATATTTTGATATTAATGGAAACCCGGTTGAAGCGTTGGACTATACGGCAACAACAAAAGTGAAAATGATCATTTCGGGCGTTCAAAATCTTGGAACACAAACCGAATGTGGATTTGGATTTGCGTGGATCCCAACGGATGAAGAAGATTTCAAGGAAAAAGAAACACCGTTTTATCAAAATTGTTTTGTTCAATCGGGATCATTGTCAAACGGATTTGCATTGAACACGTTGTTTCCGGGTATTTTTCCCGGTGCCGGAATCAATGGCGCGTCGATGGACACGTCAAATGTCAAGTTCACATCATTAGCCGGGAAAATTATTTTTGAAGCGTTATTCACGCCAAATCCACAATTTTTCAATGTCTTTGATTCAAAGGATGAAAATGATCGAAATTACATTCTTTGGGTTTCGGTTGCGGATGGAACATTGACGCGAAATTTTTCAAACCGTGTTGCGTTGTTGGCGGATTTCAAACAATTAGTCAAAAACATTCCGCCGGCGGGAACCTATGGCGAAATGACAAATAAATTCATCGAACATCCATATTTGGAAAACATCGCCGGTGAAGATGTTTTGGAAGGTATTGTCCAAGATGATTTCTTGTGTCGTTTACCATTTAGAATCAAAAAAGACGGATCGGTTTTATTTCAAAAAATGATCTTTGGTGTTGAAGCGAAAAACATTGGATTGAACCGTGAATTCGTTTTGGAAAAACATGAAGTTGATTTGACGTCGTCACCCGTATCGAATAACATTCAACAATTCAATGTCAATCAAACACGTGGTTTCAAATTGGAAGTTGGAAACAATAAAAATTGGGTGAAGATTTATCGTGAACCGACAATGGACACGGTTGATTTTTCCGGGTTTATGGCGTTTTTTGCAACAAAAATTCGATATGAAGATTGGATCTTGAATCAACTTGCGCCAAATGATTTTTTTGACGCGAATGAATTGAACACCGGTTTCAACAATGATTGGGTTCATTATTTACGAACAACCGGTTGGAACATTAATTTTTTCGTAAAAACAAACGCGATCGTCAATGGTGATTTATTGCAGTACAAAAACGAATGGAAATTCACTTTCAATGATTACGATGAAAACCAAAAAATTCAAACCGCGCATCGATACATAAGAGATTCGGACAACACGTTGTTGAATGTTGGGACGGATCCGGAATACAACAAACCGTTGGGTGTGATCTTGTCCAATGAACCAACAAGAATTGAAATTGATTTTGAAATTCTTGATTCCGGATTGTGGGACATCAATTCGGTTTATGCAGTCACAACAATTGAAATTGATCGTGGCGCGGGACGAATGGAAATGCGTCAATTGTCATCCGTTTGGGGTTCCGAAAGTGACAATCCGTTGATCCCTATTCCGGGCGAAACAAAATTGAAAATTGTTGTTGATCCAACAAATAAAATATTGACAACAAAATGTCTTGTTGATCCGGACTTGTTGGATGATGGCGCGAAATATAGAATCACCGGACGCGTTGGTTGTTACAATTCCGGAAATGAAGTACATTTGGGACTTTATGAAAAAAGATATGAAGATCGTTACGAATAATTAAAACAAAATTTAAGATGGACAATTTATTGCAAATTTCACAAAAAGTGAACACGGACATTGATCCGAACGGCGCGCCGGAATCAATCTTGGCGCAAAATCACAATGACATTTTACAAATGTTCTTGCGTGCATCCGGAAAATATATGGGATTGCCGTATATTATTAAAACAAATTATCAAGGCGTTATCAGTCCGGGCGAATTGTTTGTTTCGGGTGCCTTCAACACAACGATCACGGCGTTCATTTCGCCAAAGACAACCGACGGAACGGACACGCAACCGATCTTGAATATTTACAAAAACGGTGATTTTTTCCATTTAAAAGATTTCGCCGGGCGTTCGGTTTATTTTACGATCACAAACATCCTTGACACGATTGACAACAATTCAAATCAAGTTTTCGCGTTGACCTTGGAACCATTTCCGTCAAATATTAATTATTCATACCAAAACGCGGAACAACAAGTTGGTGTGGTTGAATTGATCAAATCAACGGACGCAACAAAAAATTTCTTTCAAGATGTAGAATTGAATTTGTTTTGGAACGGTCGTGGATTTACTTCCGAACAACCGTTTTCAGAATATGGAAAACTAATTAAAAGAAAGAAATTTGTTTCAAAAGACACCGGCGGAAACCCTTATTTCAAAACAATAAAGACAAAAGTTTTATTTCTTGGTGTTGAAGTCAAAGGATTTTCAAATATTTCAAATTTTGAACCGGAAATTGTTATTGAAAGATATAAAAGAACACATTTGAATAAAAAAAATAATTTTGATGATCCTTATTATCGATCACCTTCAAAATACAGATCAACAAATTTTTATTGGGACAATGTGGGAATGGTTCCCGTTTACAATGAAAACACCGGAATGGTTGATATGAATTCAGTTGAACGACCAATGTTGATTCCAATTGTAAGTGAAAAAAAATATTACGATATAAAAGCGGAAAATTATTTTTCACAAGTTGATCCGCCAAAAGCACTTGGAAACCAACATTTCGTCACGTTTCCAAAACCGGCAACGGCAACAATTGAAGATGATTCAAATACATACAGTCGTAAAATACCAAGAAAACAAAAAGGTTATACGCATTTACGTTTAAGAATTAGAATAAAAATCGCAAATGATGTTTATTTATATTCACCAATTATGTCACATTTGAAAATTATTGATTTAATGAATTGGACGGATGGTTTGCCGGCAAGTGAATTAAATGTCATAAAATATTCGTACGAATAAAAAAAATATTATATTTGTGACATCAAAACATTGGGCGTAATAAACCATCCTTCGGGAAGGTACATAATGAAGCATCCTTCGGGAAGCGATATACTGAAACATCCTTCGGGAAGTGTGCCA